GTTCTGACAGTTATCTATCTTGATGTAACTGTCAGGAGTGACACCGTCACTCAAAAAAAAGGCCCCCGAAGGGGCCCAAAGCAACTAATCCCAAGGTTGCTGTAAATCAACCAACGCCCTCCTAACTGCACCGCAGGCGTTACTCAAATCATCAGCATCTTGCTCCAGATCTTCTAATCTGGATATACAGGCATCAAGCTCATCAATGAAGGTAACCTGCTCAGCACGAACCTTCTCACGCACATCCTCATCAACAACTTTGCTAATTTCCTCCATCATATCCATCTGAAACTGGTCAAACTTAAATTTGAAATTGGTTAAATCCATGATAATCTCCTTAACGTTAGTGAAAACCGCTGCTGCGGCTCCCCGTAGGAACCAGGGAAAGTCAAGGTGGAGATCGCGCCAGCGATACTACCTTTACTCCCTGGTACCGTAAGGGGATCCGTAGTAGTGGTAGAACCGCCCGAAGGGCGACAACCCTACAAACGGAACCCAATCATGAAAAACCGCAGATCAGCACCAAGAAACACCAAAAGCAATTTCTCAAGAACCGCTATGCGCACCCACCCCTCTAACCTAACTCCACGCCCCTCTCGCGGCGGCGGCAGGTTGTAATGCGTGTCCTGCTACCACCCGATTCCTGCATACCGCACCCAGGAGAAAACTGGCACCGGAAAATCGGTGATATTATTCACGAAATCGCACTCAAAAACGTCGACCGAAATACGGGTGAAGTGCGGGCAGTGTGTAGGCTGCAGACTAGACAAGAGCCGACAATGGGCGACTCGAATGATGCACGAAGCGAGCCTACATCAGGAAAACGCGTTCATAACGCTAACGTACGACGACGACAACCTCCCATGGGACCTCTCACTCAACAAGTCGCATTTCCAGAATTTTATGAAGCGACTGAGAAAAAAATTTAGCAGCAAAAAAATTCGCTTTTACCAAGCAGGGGAATACGGTGAAGCTACACCGGATAACGATTTCATGGCGCGGCCTCATTACCACGCGATTCTATTCAACCATCAGTTCCAAGACCGCGAACCTATCTCCGAGAGAGAAGGTATTATCCTGTATTCTAGCGATACTCTCAGTGATATATGGGGCAATGGACTCTGCTCTACTGGAGAGGTCACTTTCGAATCTGCTGCTTACGTTGCTAGATACGTATTAAAAAAAATTACCGGCGATCAGGCAGAACAACACTACATCACAACTCATCCTCTCACAGGAGAAACCATTGAACTACAACCGGAATACTCAACCATGTCTCGACGCCCAGGCATTTCGGCCGATTGGTTCGATACATTCAAATCAGACGTCTACCCAAAGGACTCTATTACAGTCCGGGGCGTACCTCAAAACCCGCCTCCATACTACGACGTTTTACTGGAACGTGATGACCCAGTCGCTATCGAAGCTCTCAAAATTGCGCGCAAACGCAACGCTCGAAAGTATCTAAAAGACAACACGCCCGAGAGACTCGCCGCTCGGGAAACCGTGAAAAAGGCGCAATTATCTCAACTTAGGAGAACACTATGAAAATGCACATCTTTTCCGTTTACGATTCAAAAGCAGAAGCTTATCTTCCACCATTCTTTCTCCCCCAGCTGGGCCAGGGGACCCGCGTATTCTCAAACGCAGCAAATGACCCAAACCACCAGTTCGGAGCCAATCCGGAAGACTACACGCTATTCCACATCGGCACATTTGATGACGACACAGCAATTATCGAAACTATGCTTACGCCCAAAAGTCTTGGAACGGCACAGGAATTTCAAAAACCCAAAGAGCCAGATCCTCAAATCGATCTGGTCGATACCGTAACCAACGAAGGTAAAAACTAATGAAGTCAGTAATGCAGCATAACTATGCAACCATCGAACCCGCACCACAAATGCGGTCATCTTTCAATCGGGACCACGCTTATAAAACAACATTCAACGCGAACGACCTCGTCCCATTTCTAGTCGACGAAGCTGTTCCAGGAGACACATTCAAGGTCAGGGCCAACGTATTCGCACGGATGGCCACCCCGCTAAAGCCAATCATGGACAATCTATTCCTCGATACGTTTTATTTCGCAGTACCTATGCGATTGGTCTGGGACAACTTTCAGAAAATGATGGGCGAACAAATCGACCCAGGAGACTCAATTGATTACACGATTCCCCAAATGGTATCTACCGCTACTACTGGGTATCTTGCTGGTAGTATCCACGATTATTTCGGTCTACCTACAGAAGTCCCCGACCTTACCCACTCGGCACTATGGCACAGGGCCTACTACCTCATCTGGAACGAATGGTTCCGAGACCAAAACCTACAGGACTCTCTCGACGTACCTCGGGACGACGGACCCGATCTGCCGGCCGAGTATGCCCTGCAAAAGCGAGGGAAACGTCACGACTATTTCACCTCCTGCCTTCCGTGGCCCCAAAAAGGAGACCCAATCTCCCTCCCATTAGGAACAAGTGCACCGGTCACCTCTGACGTAGCAGAGGGCTCTTTTATGACCGTCGAATCCTCGGTAGAGGGCGAAACACGGCGAATCAACGTAGCCGGATCGGATGCCGCCCTGGACACAACTGGTCCTTTCCCAGCCGAGCTACTCTATGCCGATTTATCGGACGCAACCGCAGCAACAATCGACGCGCTCAATTTATCAATTCAGCTCCAGGTAATGCTTCAACGCGATGCGCGTGGCGGTACTCGTTACATCGAAATAATGAAATCCCACTTCGGCGTAACTTCACCAGATGCTCGACTGCAACGCCCCGAATTCCTCGGCGGCGATACAACCATAGTCAACATCAATCCGGTCGCTCAAACCTCTGAGGCAGGAACCACTGCCCAGGGAACACTCGCCGGCATCGGAACCGTGTCCGGCAAAAGCGGATTCACAAAATCATTCGTCGAGCACACGCTAATCATCGGCTTAATTAATGTCAGAGCCGATCTTACCTACCAACAAGGTCTCAACCGCATGTGGTCCCGATCTACACGCTATGATTTCTACTTTCCAGCCCTCGCCCATATCGGCGAGCAAGGCGTACTCAACAAAGAAATATACGCTCAAGGATCTGCAGACGCAGCCGCAGACGCAGCAATATTCGGCTACCAGGAACGCTGGGCCGAAATGCGTTACAAACCTTCCCAAATCACCGGAGTCTTCCGTTCAAACCATGCCCAATCGCTCGACGTATGGCACCTCTCTCAAGACTTCTCCGGTCTACCTACCCTCGGTAGTACCTTCATCACCGAAGATGTCCCTATGGACCGTGTTATCGCTGTACCGTCAGAACCGGATTTCATCTTCGATTCGTATATCAACATGACCTGCGTCAGACCGCTCCCAATCTACTCAACTCCCCAACTCGGAGCGAAACTCTAATGGACATGAACGTATGGGATATGTACTTCACGGGCCTCGTATCGATGGCCCTGCACCCAGGTTATCTTAGAGAAAACGCCAACAAAAAGGAGTTAAACGAACTAGCAGACCTCGCAACAAAAATGCTTAAGGTCAGGGAGGAAAAATGCCCGCTATTATAGGAGGCGCCACAATTGGCGCCGCAATACTCGCATCAAACTCGGCAAGGTCGTCAAACCAAGCAAATGCGAACCTGAACGAAGTAAACAGAAACTTCAACCGATCAGAAGCTGCCAAAGCCAGATTTTGGCAGCATCACATGCGGAGAACTCAACACTTCGACCAAGTAGCGGATTTACGGGCGGCAGGACTAAACCCGATATTATCCGCTAACTCAGGAGCAGGAACACCAGGAGGCGCACAAGCAACTGCTCCAGGATCTATACCAATGCAACCGGAAATCGGTGCACAAGCTATCGGTGCTGCTACTGCTGCTACATCAGCGTTCGACTCAGTAAAAAAACGAGATCAAATCAGCAACCAAGTCAAGCTATTAGTACAGCAAACCGATCTAACCAATGCACAGGCCTGGGGCCAGGATATCCAAAACGCATTGGGACAACTCAGTATCGACGAGAAAATCATAGCAATCGATATGCTCGAAGAAGAACTGAAAATCAAACGCCGCGAAGGAGAGATGACGGAAACGCAATTCGGCACCGTTATGCGCTACCTACGCGAATTCACTTCATCCGTCCTCGGCGGCGGCTCACTCGTACCAAAAAGGTAAAAAACCAATGAGAACACTCAAACAAAGAAAATACGCTACGAAAGTAGCAAATGACGGACTCACAGAGCAGAACCACGCTCCAGACTGCGATATCAACGTCATCATGGCCCGCGCTATGCGCGGCCAAAAATCACCATACATGCGCGAAGACGCAGGATACTACGGCGATGCAACATCACTCTCGTACTACGAGGCACAAACACTAGTTGCAGACGCCAAAACAAAGTTCGAAGAACTACCCTCAAAGGTCCGTAACCGGTTCAAAAATGATCCAGGCCAGTTTCTCGACTTTATTCAAGATCCAGCTAATAAGCCAGAGGCGATCGAGCTTGGTCTCATAAAGAAAACACCGAAAACTCCCGAATCATCTACCGGTACGGAAACCCCAGCGGCGCCAGCCGCTGAAGGTGGGGAAGGGGTTCCAGGGGAAGGGGCCACCCCG